GTTAAAAGTCTGTGTAAGAACACTGGACTTTCGGAGAAGTACCTTAAAGCGATAACCGAAAAGCTCGGTGGCAGCATTGAGGATGATTCGACCGATGAGGCAGCGATTGAAACGACTGCAAACCTGGTGGCTGACGTGGCTAAGGAAAGTCAGGGTGAATCAACCAGGTGGGTAGATGCTTTCAAGAAAAAGAATCCTAAGCGCAAGGATCCTAATGACGATGATTCAGACGATGATCCTGATGATGATGATCCTGATGATGATGATCCTGATGATGATGATCCTGACACCAAGAAAGGCAAAAAGGATCCGATGATGAAGCTCTTGAAAAAGATGCAGAAGCAGATGGATGATCAGGCAAAGGAGCTGGAAACCCTGAGAGGTGAAAAGGCTGCTGGAGAGCGCACAGCAAACATCCAGAAGCTGATGGAAACTCACAAGATCCCCAAGTATCTCCGTGATACGCTGGCAAAATCCATTGCAGAGGGTGACGATGCCGAGGAAACCATTAAGAACTTCAAGCAGGGGCTGATCACTAATGGACTGGAGGCCGAAGATCCAGAGGGTAAAAAGGTGGCAAGTGAAAAGCAAGTCGATGAGGCTGCTGATGACTTGCTGGAGTCAATAACAGTTAAAGATTAAGTAAGATGAAACGTAAGACCGATTCATTCACTGGCTCCCGCCCAGTGTTCACAGGATCGCCCAGTATCGTACCTGGAGGTTTCAATCTGGACGTGGTAAACCAGAAATTCAATGTGGGTGACGTAATCCCCAAAGGTACGGTTGCCACTTTCGATGAGCAGACCAGGCTGGTGCAAGTCCTGAAAACCGCTGAGGTGGTGGACATTGATGCAGACGATGCCAAAAAGGTGTCTCTGAAAGTTGCCGAGTTCTTCAAGCCTATCTTCTGTGTTGGCGAAAAGGTGGCTAAGGCAGATGCCATTTCTGGCACGTTTGCTAACGCTGTCTCTATCGAAGCCATCCAGAAAACGAAGAGCACGTATGTAGTAACCCTGAGTGCCGCCATCACTGGCCTGGCTAAGGGTGATACCCTGGAAGAGGTAGTTAAGAATGCCTCCAACAATGCCGCTGAGAGGTTTACAGGCCGCTCTGTAACCATCAATGATGTGGAGGTAGATGAGTTTGAGACCGCCATTGACGTATGCGCTGATACGATGCAATACGCTCTCCTGGAGAGACGTGTGCAGAAGATCCCAGCCTCTCAGAAAGATGCCTCTGGCATGGCACTGAAAGGCAATCCGCACGTAAAGCTGTCCCAGTCGTACTAAACCCTAAATACGATTAAGAAATGATTTCAATTTTCAGAACTTTCAAGGGCTTGCACAAGAATGGTGCTCCCCTTGACCTCCTGGCCACATGGAGGAAAACTTTCGATAAAGCCTCTGAGCGTGAGGTGGCTCTGTTCCAGAAGATGTACTGTGACGAGTGGTATGACTGGAACACTCCACAGATGAGCCTGACAGCTGAGGCTATTGTGGGCAAATACAGGATCCGCTTCATGGCCACCCTGTTGGGTGACGAAAGCCCCACCCCTCTGAGACGTTCAGACGGATTCGACATTTGGACTAAGGAGATCCCCCGTGTGGGTCACAAGTTCCCGATGCCAGCCAGGGAATACCGTAAGCTCCTGGAGATTTACGAGAACCCAAGGCTGAAAGAGGCAGACAAGGTAAGGCAAATCGAAAAGACCTTGAAGCATGACATGAAGGATGCTTATCTGGGCTGCAAGGATGTGATGGACTTCATTACCCTTACTGCCTGGAGTAACTGGGGTGTCTGCCAGTTCACTCCTGACGTGAACAACCCTGGAGGCCGCAAGTATGAGGTGGACTACCTGATGGGTGAGCAGAACAAGCTCATGTCCGCTTTCAACTGGACTACCGCCAACACCAAAGCTGGTAAGGTACAGCCTATCCTGATGCTGGCTATGATCTGTGCTGATCTCCGCAACCGTGGTATTGAGCCTGGTGAGATCCTGATGAGCCAGGATCTGTACTTCTGGCTGAAAATGGATGCTACTACACGTCTCCTGGCTCATGGTAGCGACAAACAGGCTCAGACAGTAAAGGAGAGTGAAATGGAGGCTCTGCTGGCAGAGAATAAGATCCCCAAAGTCACCATTATTACCCGCAAGTTCGCCATTGACCGTGATGGTGTCCGTAAGACCCTGGAACCCTGGAACCACAACTTCATTGCAATCAAGCCAGAGGGTAAGATTGGTGAGATCCAGCCAGCCATTGAGGATAATGAGCTGATGGAAGAGGAGAACGTGG